GAGATTTAACCGTAGCAAGGTCTTCCCCTGCCGGATGCGCTTCTTCAACAAGAGGTTTGACTGCTGGGGGTTACAACGCCAGTTTGGGTCGCGTAAACGTGATTGACTACGTAACCATTGCCTCTGCCGGCAACGCAACTGATTTTGGAGATTTGACCTTTGCAAGAGAGGCGCTTGCGGGAACTTCTTCTGAGACTCGCGGGTTGTTTGGAGGCGGACTAAGCACTGGGCCAACTACGTATTACAACGTCATTGATTACGTTACGATTGCCTCAGCAGGAAACGCTACAGACTTTGGTGACATGACGGTGGCTGTTCAGGGGTTGGCCGCTTGCTCCTCTTCAACCCTCGGGGTTTTTGGCGGCGGCTCAGATATTGGTAGTACACAATCAAATGTTATTAATTACGTCACCATTGCTTCCACAGGCAATGCAACGGATTTTGGAGACTTAACTGTGGCCCGTAGTGGCCTTGCAGGTTGCTCTTCTGCCGCCGCCGCTGTCCAACCCACACCAACAAGTGCGGCTATGGCATTCTTTGGCTCTGGTGAGAGTAGCGATAGCGTACAAACTGGAATCCAATATGTAAATATCGCTACTACTGGTAACGCCTACATGTTTGGAGATTTAACTGCCGGAGAAATTTCATCTGCGGCATGCTCTTCTTCAAGTCGCGGGTTGTGGGGTGGCGGCACTCCATCAGACGCCGCCTCGCAAGTTAACACAATTGAATACATAACCTTTTCAACAGTTGGTAAAGCCATTGATTTTGGTGATTTGAGTGGTGGCTATCGACTGCAAGGTTCTTGTTCTAACGAAACACGCGGTATTTGGGGTGGAGGACAAAATACATCTAGCGCAGACATCAATATAATTGATTACGTCACCATTGCTTCGGCAGGGAACTCTTCAGATTTTGGGGATTTGACTGTTGCAAGGCGAGGTCTAGCTGGTTGTTCGTCACCCACGAGGGGTGTTTTTGGTGGTGGAGAAACCTCAGGAACCAAAGGCAATGTTATTGATTACGTCACAATTGCTTCTACCGGCAACGCCACAGATTTTGGAGACTTGACGCTTCGTAGAGAAAGCGCATCATCATGTTCTTCATCAACAAGAGGATTGTGGTTTGGTGGAGAACTTAATCTTGCTGATGGTGGTGGAAATACTAATGTCATTGATTACGTAACAATAGCCTCTGCCGGAAATGCTACAGATTTTGGTGATTTAACAGCACAAACCAGAAGGTGCGCGTCAGCGTCTTCTTCTGTAACAGGGCTGGTATTTGGCGGTATTACCGCCGCTAGAACCAATGTAATTGAGTACGTAACAATTGCCTCTGCTGGAAATGCCACAGACTTTGGAGACTTGTCTGGAGCAATTGCTAGTGGATCAGCTTGTTCCAACGTCCACGGTGGTTTATGATGGAATCCCCCACAAACAGGAGAAACCTTTGAGCAATGAACTGATCCTTGGCAACATGAACACTGCGCTGGTCGTAACAAAACCAGAGTACAACTTGATGTTGAAAAACATCCAAGATAGGATGCCTGCTGTCACACGCGACACCAGCAACTTCCACAAGTCCCACAGCCAGTTCATGTCGGTGACGTTGGACGTAACAGCCATCACGCCAATCCGTTCTATCAAGCACACACTTGCCGAAATTGACAGAACTAAGTCTGCCTTACAAGAAGCCTACATTGGCTTGCGTAAGAAGCAGGTGGAACTCAAGAAGAAAGAGCGTGATCTGGAAGCCTCAACCGATCCACTGGATCGTGAACTGCTTGAGATTGAAATCTTAGAACTCAACAGCCATCTTGAAGGCACTCAGAACCATGTCAATGGTGCATTGCGCAAAATGAACTTCATGGTAAACCAACACAAACAACTGTTAGAAGCTGTTGGCAAGAACGAGATTACCGAAGAAGACTACGAGCGTGAAGAGTCTAAGTACCACATCATGACCTGTATGAAGCAAGCCCTGAATGCGGCTCGTTCACGCAATGGCATGATTGACGAAGGTAACTTGATCTATTTGTTTGACCTTGGTATCAACGCCGCTCAAGCGCAGGCTGAAGTGTTTGCCTACTTGAACATGGAGAACCAGCTTATCTCCAACGGTAACGCTCCAACACACGAAATGACTATGCGTTGGCTTGAGGCTTGTGCAGATAAGTGGCAACAAGACCCTGCTACCTTTGCGGCTCGTCGTGGCTTCTCTGTTTTTGACCGCTCGTCTTTGACTAACTCTCCTGCGCTAGAAATGGCTCCTGACCCAGAACAGAAAGCCGCATAATGCACTTAGTCGTCGGCACACCATGTTATGGGGGGATGATGTGTACTGAGTACACTCAGTCCCTGCTGGCGCTCAAAGAAGCCTGTTTGATGAACAACATCAAACTGACTTGCGTATTCCTTGGCAATGAGAGTTTGGTGCAACGTGGCAGAAACACCATAGCGCACCACTTTATGCAAATGCAGGATGCAACACACCTGATCTTTATTGACGCTGACCAAAAGTTTGTGGCAAACGACATTGCCCGAATGATTAAAGCTGACAAAGGTATTGTGGGTGGGCCAGTCCCAATGAAGGGTATTAACTGGGACAAGGTACGTCAGGGCGCTGTTTTAAACCATCCTAACCTGACTGCCCTTACGGGCATTTTTAATTTAAACAAGCTGGATGGTCACGAGATGATTAGCCCAGACTTGCCGTTTCAAGTAAAGCATATCGGCACAGGATTTATGTTGATTCGCCGCGATGTTTTTGAGAAACTACAGTCACATGTGGGCTGGTATGACAACGGGGGTGTAACCATCCCTAAAGGCGAGAAGGTGTACGACTACTTCAAGGTACAGAACTACGACCACGAGCTTCTGTCTGAGGACTACAACTTCTGCCACTTGTACCGTGAGCATGGTGGAACCGTCTGGGCCGCGCCTTGGTGCGAACTTGGACATTTTGGCGCATATTTATTTAGCGGGCAGTACGCCCAAGGAGCATGAAAATGGCACATCGCATGATGAAGTATCGTTTAGCCGCTGATGGCACAATCCCTACATTCCTCTGCTTACACGCTGAAGGCGTTGGTGGTGTGTTTGTGGTTGCTGACCCTAGCACCCCTAGCCCCCGTGACATGGTCATGGTTGGCATTTCTGAAACTGATGACATTGGTGACGCTGAAGCTATTGCAACTAAAGCTGACCTGTTGGCGTATTTGACAACAGTGGGCGCTGGTTGGACATTGCCTGACCCAGCAAACCCTAACGACCCTACAGCTACTATTCCTTTTGATCCTTCAGCCGCTACAGACTGGGCATGGGGTCGATTGGATGCACTGAACACCTGATCATGTGGGACTGGGTCGAAGCATTCATTGCGGCGACTCTTTTAGTTGCCTTCGTCATTTATGGCACTTACATAATTGCATGGAGTTGGGCGTGATAAATGCGTTGGCTCATACTGTTACTGCTGTTGGGGCTAGTTGGAGCCGTAGCCAAGAATGGTTGCCATGTGCGCGAGTTCTATGGGATTGGCTACACAATTCACAACCCGTCCGAGCGCCATCAACAAATGGTTGCTTGGCTAAAAAACAATGCACAGTATTGCAAACCAGAAGACTATGTGGTCATTTGGAACAATTTGCCTATGTGGGCGGGTACAGCAGATTCGGCAGAAGCTCGAGCTTTAATTTTGCGTGGTTATGAAGAGGCGCTTAAACGTGAAAAAAAATGAAGATCAGTTACGACAAGTGGTATCCAGTCGTCCAGCCTCAAGCAATGGTGCAACAGGAACTGTTTATAAAAAAGGTGGAAAAGCAGAACGCTGAATACGCTTTGCAGGTACAAATTGACAATACGGTAAAGAAGTTTCACCAGTATGAGTATGAGATTTATGAATACAGGATGCGGCAGATAACGCTGAACATTGATATTACAAACCTTAAACGCGAGATTGACAAACTTGTATGACGAGAAAGCCAACACGAACTCCAGCGAAACCCCAAGTGGAGACAAAGGAAAAGCTGACGCTGTGGGTCACGCTCATGGTAAGCACAACCCTATGTATCTCCGTGTTGGCAATGGTGGTCAGCTTTATGTTGGGTCTGTGGGCAAAGGAAGTGGACAACGCCGAGATTTTCAAAATGATTTCACCTGCTTTTTCTACTCTTATCGGCGGCATGATTGGGTTCCTGTCTGGTATCAAACTCATGCAAAATGACGACAAATCTAAATGTAAGGACTAACCATGCTTTCACTCATATCAACCCTTGGCGGTCTGCTCATATCAGGCTTACCTAAACTACTAGATTTCTTCCAAAACAAGGCTGACCAGCGCCATGAGTTAGCTCTTGCTCGTGTCCAGATGGAGTTACAACTCCAGATGTTAGCTCAAGGTTACGCCGCTCAACAAAAGATTGAGGAAATTCGTACTGATCAGATTGCAATGGAAACAGACGCTCAGATGACTGTAGCGGCTTATGACCACGACAAGAAGATCATGGACAACGCCAGCCGCTGGGTGGTGAACTTTGTGGGCACTGTTCGCCCCATGGTTACTTACATCTTTGTGCTGGAACTGTGTGCCATCAATGGTTGGATTGCTTACTACGCATACAGCAACCCACAGCTTGTAATGAGCATGGCAGACCTGATCCGATTGTCTGAAATCATCTTCTCCACAGACGAAATGGCAATGCTTGGAGGCATCATAGGTTTCTGGTTTGGCTCAAGAAGCTGGAGCAAAAAATGAAACTGGGCAAGGCTGGCGCTGATTTGATGCACCAGTGGGAGGGGTACAGGACTAAACCGTACCTCTGCCCAGCCCATATTTGGACAATTGGCTACGGTCATGTTTTGTACCAAGATCAAATCCGTTTACCTGTAGTCAGGGTAGAGGGCAAAAATACATCCATGATCCGCAAAGAGATGCCCTTAAAACAGGAGGACAACCGTGTCTGGACTAAAGAAGAGATCGAGAAACTATTCGAGGATGATGTCAGACCTACTGAACTTGGTGTTCTACGACTTGCTCCCGCTTTATCTGGTCGTCAAGGCGCTTTCGATGCGTGCGTCAGCTTTGCCTTCAACGCCGGAGTGGGGGCTTTTCAGCGCTCTTCTATTCGGATGAAGATCAACAGGGGTGACTGGGAGGGTGCGGCTGATGCATTACTGCTTTACTGCATGGCTGGTGGTAAAGTTCTTCTAGGGTTAAAAAAACGCAGAGATGCGGAAAAAGCACTGTTTCTTTCTTGATTCTTGCTCCGCAAAGGGTTCAGGAGTATAATTTTTTCTAGGCGCATGCTGTATCAGCGGCTAATACTATTGGAGTATTTATGAGCTATACCATGACCTACGACAGTCTGCTCGTAGATGTGCGCCGTTATCTTGAGCGTGGTTTCACCCAAGAAAGCGACCAGATCGTCTACGACCAACTGCCTCGGTTGATCACATTGGGCGAACGCAGAATTGCGCGAGAGCTTAAAATTATGGGGTTCATCCGAGCGGTGAGTACCCCTCTATCCGTTGGCGTGGCTGTCTATTTAAAGCCTGATAGGTGGCGAGACACCATCAGCATGACGGTTGCTGGATCGCCTATCTTTGCTCGAGCATACGAGTATTGCCGCAGTTACTGGCCTAATGAAGCCCAAACTGGCGCACCTCAATTCTATGCTGACTACGATTACCAAAACTGGCTGATCACCCCTACACCTTCTACGGTACAGACTCTTGAGGTTCTGTATTACGAACAACCAGCCCTTCTGGGTGATGACTTACAAACCAACTGGCTTACTGAATACGCACCTGATGTGTTGCTGTATGCAACCTTGCTTGAAGCAACTCCGTTCCTAAAAAAGGACGAGCGCATTCAAACTTGGCAAGCCATGTATGACCGTGCGGCGCAAGCGCTCAATGGCGAAGACTTGAAGCGCATCATGGATCGCACAGCAACTAGGAGTGAAGCGTAATGCCTATCTATACAGATGTCTTTGGTGGAGCAAACATCTACCCAAGCGAAATAAGCTACAGCGCCATAACGCTGACGACTACGGATGTGACGCTAAGTTGGCCCGAGGAAACCTCGACTAACACTAACCTAGCGACCCGCATCATCGATGTGACAGCCACTAATGCTGGCAGGTCAATCTTCTTGCCTGATGCTCAAAAGAGTGGCGTTGGCAACACTATTCTGTTTAACAACCAAGGCGCTCAAACTTTTATAGTTAAGAACGCTGGCGGTACGCAAGTTGCGTCGATTGCCGCTGGAACGGTGTATCAGATTTATTTGACTAGCAACACCACAACAAATGGTTTGTGGGAGTCATTGCAGTTTGGAGCTACGGTATCCGAAGCTAACGCTTCTGCACTAGCTGGCACTGGCATTGTGGCTGTAGGCACATTGCTGTCTCAGTCTGTTCCTATTACACAGTTCAACACAAACTACATTGCAGGCGACTCAGACCGCGCCAAGATGTATTTGTGGACTGGTTCAGGATCAGGAACTTTGACACTGCCTAGCGCCGCTACAGTGGGCAACAACTGGTTCATGTACTTGCGCAACTCAGGTGGTGGTCAAGTTACCCTTACGCCTTCTGGCGTTAACACAATCGATGGATTGGCGACAAAAGCCTATCAGCCTACTGAGTCGTCTGTGATCATCAGTGATGGCACAAACTTCTACACGCTTGGGTTTGGTCAGGCTTCTGTGTTTGTGTTTGACTACACAGTAATTGCAATTGCTGGCACTGGCACATACACACTGACTGGCTCAGAACTCAACCGTATTGTGTACAAGTTTACAGGTTTGCTGACTGGAAACCGCACTGTGGTTGTGCCTGCAACTGTCCAGCAATATTGGATTGACAACTCAACAACTGGTGCTTACACACTGACTGTTAAAACTTCCGCTGGAACTGGTTTAACAGTTGCGCAAGGCTCACGAGGAATTTATTACTGCGATGGCAGTGATGTGGTTGATGCTGATACAACAACAGCAAGTTTTCCAATTACTGTTGCGCAAGGCGGCACAGGAGCTACTACAGCAGGTGGTGCACTGATTAACCTTGGCGGTACTGCGGTTGGTATTCCAATTTTTGAGGCGGCTAACCAACAAGCGGCTTGGACTGCTTTGGGTGTTGCCCCTGCGGGCGTTGTTAATGGTGGGACTTACTGATGCCAGAATCCACGATAGTCCTAAAGTCTCTTGCTGGTATCAAGCGAGATGGTACTAGGTACGATGGTGATTTTTACATTGACGGACAGTGGGTCAGGTTCCAGCGCGGGTTGCCTAGAAAGATTTTTGGCTATCGCTCGATCAACAAATACCTGACTGAAATCTCACGAGGATTTAACAGTTTCACGCAACAACAATTACAGTATTGCCACTCAGCAGGTGCGTCAACTGTAGAGCGTTTTACGATTGACGCAACTACAAACAGTTCAGTTATTAGTAACCGAACCCCTATAGCTGTCAGTGCAACTGGAACAGTTACTTTGACTGGTGGTGCGGCTGGCTCAGTTGACAGCATCACAGTCAATGGCGTGACTATCACATCAGGTTCAGTTTCATTCACGACTGATTTGGCTACAACGGCTACGGCTGTTGCGGCAAACATTA